GTCAAATCAACCACCGCTTTGCTGACCGAAGATTTAATTGAGATGGCAAACAATGGCGCAAGGATGGCGAACCCTAATCAGAAGGTTAGAGATACTGCCCTTGCTAGAGTCATGCAGATTCTTACAATGCTAGGGTTAGTACCTAATGGTAGACCCAAGAAATCTAGCGCACCCACAGATATTGATGAATTGCTTGAAGGCCCTAAATACGGATGAAATGGGAAGATGGTGTTCAGTACGCTAGGGATGTAGCTACTGGAGAAATTGATGTCTGCAAGGATGTCCAGCTTGCCTGTCAGCGTTTCCTTAATCAGCTAGAGAATAAGGAATGGCGATGGGAGTTCAGACCCGAAGCAGTTCAACACTTTCTCAACTTTACCGAAAAGATGAGCCATGTCAAAGGGCCGATGGCTGGAAAGCCAATGGAGCTTATTCCTTTTCAGATTTTGTTAGTGTGCGCTATCTACGGGTTTAGAGATAAGAAAGACCCAGACCTTAGAATGGTGCAAGACTGCATTCTATTCATTCCTCGCAAAGCATCTAAGTCAACCCTGATTGCCGTTATTGGGCTTTATGAACTGCGCTTTGGTGAAACTGGTGGCGAGGTTTATTGCACCGCACTAGATAGAACTCAGGCTAGTATTGTGTTTAATACTGCTAAAGGTATTGTTGACAGTATGCCTCCGCAACTCAATTCTCAATATAAGCCATACAGGAATGAGATTAAAAGAGCATCGGATGGTCAAAGCACTTTTCAGGCTCTTAGCCGGGATAGTAAAAGAACTGGTGACGGAAAGAACCCATCGGTTTCTATTGTCGATGAGGCAGCACAGATCATTGAGCGAAATGCTATTGAGGTTATGAACTCAGGAATGGTTGCCCGTAAGAATCCATTACGGATATATATTACAACTGCATCCTTTACTAAAGAAACTTTGTTCTTTGAGAATATGCAATATCTCAAGTCAATGCTACATGGTCAGGCAGAAGATAACCCAAGATGGTTTGGCTTGCTATATGGCTTAGATGATGGGGATGATTGGAAAGATCCTAAGAACTGGGCCAAAGTAAACCCGATGCATGGCATATCTATTAATGCCGAAGCTATTGAGCAAAGGGTAAAAGAGGCTCAATCTAAGCCATCTGCGATTAATGAGTTACTTTGCAAAACCTTTAATGTATGGGTATCTGCAAATTCCGCATGGATAGACAAAACCATTTGGACAGAAGCACCTAAGGGTAAACCCGTAGATACAGTTGAATCTACTTTTATTGCATTTGACTTGGCTGCTACAAGGGACTTGAATGCCGTCTGTACTTTGCATCGATATACCGATGACAAGTTTCATGCTGAGTTTAAATTCTTCTTGCCAGAGGAGAGTATGGAATTTATCCCAACCCATTACAAACCTATATTCCAACAGGCAATAGATAGAGGAACCCTTAAATTAACTCAGGGCAATGTGGCTGATTATGTCGAGGTTCAATCCTATATTGAACAACAGACTGAACTATATAATGCCAAGGAAATTGGCTTTGATGCTTGGAATGCTTCCTCTTTAGTAAGCAAACTGTATGAAAAGGGATTACCAGTTAAAAAGATTGGTCAGGGAATGGCAGTATTGAATAATCCGTCAAAGCAAGTAGAAAAGTTAATACTAAGTAAATCAATATCCCATGAGCATGACCCATTTGTGGAATGGCAACTTGGGAATTGTGAAGTGTATGTGGATGTAAATAATAATATCAAGATCAGAAAGAATTCTGCCGATACTTCTGCAAAAGTTGATGGTATTATTGCTATGATTATGGCTTTCCATTGTGCTTTAGATAATCCTTATGTATCATCTAGCTTTGGATTTAGAGCTTTTTAATGTAGAATAATCATATTCTAGGAGAAAAAAATGGGTATGTTAGATATTTTCAATAAAAATAAATACGATATACCCAAGGATTCTGTCAAAGAATCTAACACTCTATTTGGTCAAACTCAGCTTGGTAACAATGTAATTTACCAAGGTCAGGGTGGAAAACAGACTGTTTCTCAGCAATTACTGTATGTAACCACTTCTAGCGTAACAACTGCTGGAAGAATTGTGGATATGTCGGTTCTTAGCCGTAACTCTACAGTTATGGCCTGTGTTGGTGTAAAAGCTAGAGCATTATCTCAACTTCCAATTAGAGTAATGGCTAAATTAGAAGATGGCACTATGGTTGATGCATTATCTTCAAGCGAAGTTGGCACAAGAGATAAAACCAAGGCAAAACAAGTATTAAACCTATTGCAAACCCCAAACAATTTTCAATCTCAATATGAGTTTTGGTATCAATGGTGTATGTGGCAAGATTTAGCTGGAGAATGCTTTACTTTATGGTGGAGAAAAGACCAAAAGGACTCTTTAGCTACTCCATTAGAGATGTATAACCTAGATGCCACCTTAATTACTGTTCAGTTAACACCTAGTCGCTATCCAGCTTATCGATTATCTACCCCATCCTACGGATTTAATAAGGATGAGTTATTGGCTGCCCACCAAGTAATGCATATTAGCGAAGCAGCTTGGCAAGGTGTTGCTGGTTTTAATAAAGGTATTTTGGCAACCGAGTTAATTGCTTTAGATCAAGATATTGACCTTTATGCTAACTTTATTATGCAAAATGGGGCAAAGCCAAGCGGTATGTTTATTACCGATGCAGTTATTCCTGACGGAAAGTTCAAGGAAGTTGCTGGTCGACTAAAAGAAGCATGGGCTTCTATGACAGGCTCCCGTAGCACAGACTTATCTAAGCCTGGTCAAAGCATTTTGTTAGACCAAGGCATGAAATACCAAAAAATTGATATGTTGACATTGCAAGATGCTGATGCAGCGACACTCAAAATCCAAACAATGAAGCGTATTTGCGGATTATTTGGTGTATCTCCTGGTATGCTTGGAATTGCTGATCAGAAATATAATAATACTCAGACAATGCTTGATGAGTTCTATAAAACAACCATGTATCCAATGGTTATTAATATTGAGCAAAAATTAAAATCCCACCTATTAAAAGGTTATCCAAATCTATGTATTCGATTTGATACTAAGGATTTCTTAAAAGGTGATGTAATATCTCAAATGAATATTGTTACTTCTGGTGTTTCTAATGGTATTATTACACCGAATGAAGCAAGAGATTATTTAAATATGCCAAAGATTGAAGGTGGAGATGAACTTCAATCTAAGCAGCAGCAAGCCGAACAATTACCAGGCAGTAGCGCACAAGATACTGGTGGTGGCGGTGGCAGTCAAAAGAAAAAAATGAATATTGGTAAATAAATGTCTATACTACAAAATATAATTGGAATATTATCTGCACAGATTCATCGTACAGATGTTAAACTACCAAAAAAGGTAGAAGAAATCCCCACAATACAAGATATTAATATGGCTATTAATAATGGGGTAATCAATGAAAAATCTACTTCTAGTTTGCGAAGCGAAAGTTCAATTAGGACAAAGCGCAGATGAAGCACAAGGCCCTACAGGGTTAATCGAAGCAAGAGCTACTACCTGGGGCGCAAGAGAAGGCGCAGACGGCAGAAAGTTTAATTACAAGCCAGAAGGTTTTGCACAATGGGCTGATGAATTCGCCAAAGGCGATAAGCCTATGCCTATGTTCCTAAATCACAATGATATGGGAATGCCAATCGGACAATGGGATGAAATCATGTTCGATGCGGAAGGCATGACCGCAAAAGGCAAGCTGTATATGAATACAGTAGCCGGATCAGATATGTATGAAGTATTAAAAAGCTCACCAAAACTGTTTGGTGGAGTTTCTGTTGGTGCTTATGCAGATGAGGCCTGTATGGTAGATGCAGAGGGCAATGAACTTATGTCTGGTGATGATAGCGATGAAGCCTACTTCCAGATTAAAAAGGGTGGACTGCGTGAAATTTCCGTAGTTATGTACCCAAACAATCCAAATGCAGAAGTAATGAAATTAGAGTGTTTCGATGCCGAAGGGCATATGAATCCTAGAGCGATTGAGGAAGCCTTGCGTGATGCTGGGCTTTCCAAGAAGGTTGCGACCACCGCATCCTCCGTCTTTAAGAAGATTCTTGAGCAGCGTGATGCAGCAAAAGATCCGATTGAAGAAGCCCCACAACTGAGTGAGTCAGAAGCGGTGGTAAATGAAGCCGAAGCAATTCTTAAAGCTCTTAATGAGCGTGAATTGTTGAAAGCTATTTCTAAGCGCATTAAATAAAGGAATTATTATGTCAGAGCAAATCATTGCCAAACTTGATGAGATGGAAGCAGCTCAGTCTGTGAAAATTGAAGAAGTAAAGGCCGAAGCAGTTAAAGCAGTTGAAGAAGCTGTTGTATCTTTCGAGCAAAAAGTAGCAGCTTTAGAAGCTAAAGTTAGCGAAATTGGCGCAACCCCATCAATCAAGACTTACAAGTCTATTGGTCAAGAAGTTAACCGCATGGTTAAAGAGCAGTTGAAATCTTTTGTTGCTGGCGAAGCCCGTGTACAAAAAGAAATTAAGATGTTTGAGAGCGAAGGTCAATATGATGCTTACTTCAAAGAAGCTTCTGCATTGACTGGTTCTGGTGCTGGAATCGGTGGTCGTACTGCCTACGATCCAGTATTTGTTCCATTGCGTTTGCTTAATCCTATGCGTGGTGTTGCTCGTGCTGTTGCTACTGAAGGTTCTACCTATCAGTTCCGTGCAAAAGTTGGTAATGCTGGTGCTGCATGGGGCTATGCAATCAACAACAATGGTGCTGGTACAACTGAAGATACAAACATCTGGCAATTAACTTTGCAAGACTTGAATGTACAGTTTCCAATCCGTACAGCAGCTTTAGATGACATCGATGGCTTAGAAGGTAATGTAGTTAGCGATATGCTTGCTGAGTTTTCACAGGCTGAAGCTCTTTCCATGATCCAAAACAATGACCAAGGCGCAACATCATTGCCTTATGGTGGTTCTAATGGTTTGCGTGGTTTAGATCAGTATCCTGGTGCTAATTCAACTTACGCTGGTGGCACAATCTCTACAGCAGCTTTCGGTACTTCTGGTACTGGTTCTACAAGCGGTCTGCATAGCCTTGCTACTTATGACCAATTAACTACTAACGCAAACACAGTTGGTGCAGCTAACATCACTTACAAAGATGTTGTTAACTTCATCTACTCATTGCCACAGCAGTATTGGACAGAGTCAGCAGTATTCGTTGTTAACCCAGTATTGCTACAGCAGATTCGTGGCTTGGTAGACTCACAAGGTCGTCCAATCTATGTTGATGGTTTAGCTCGCAATGACGGCATCGTTGGTACTTTGTTAGGCTTTAATGTTGTAGTGAATAAGTATTTAGATACTCCTTCACAAACTTCTACTGGCTCTGCTGGTACTAACAGCTTGTATCCAATGTATTTCGGTGATTTCCAAAAAGGCTTCACAATCGTTGATCGCTTGAACATGATTCTCCGTAGATATGACCAGACCCTCCCAGGTTCGATCACTTTTTATGGTGAAAAGCGTTTGGCTACTTCTGTTGTTGATCCATTTGCAATTATCCGTTTCCGTTCTACTGGTACAGCAACCTAATAGATTGGGGGGTCAAAAGCCCCCCTTTCTTAATCTTTATTTTTTGGAATATATATGAAATCAACTCTAATTTACGAAGCCATTAAAAAAGCCTTAGTAGAAGGCCAAGCTAAAATCATTTCAAATGAAGCATCTGCGATTACTGGCTCTGGAAGCGGAGTTGGAGGTCGTGTAATTTATGACGATGCTTTTGCAGCAGCTCGTCTAGAAAATCCTTTGCGCCAAGTTGCAAGACAAATTCCTACCATTGGCTCAGATGAAGCCTTTGTTGTAAAAACTGGTAATGCTTTAGACCAAACTAATCCTTGGGGATATACTCCAAGTAATGATACTGGTAGCCCTAATACTGCTACTAAATTTTGGCAGATTCCTACTCGTGTTATTAGTGCAATTTTGCCTATTCGTACTGCTGTGTTAGATGATATTAATTCTCTAGAAGAAACAGTAGTAGCAGACTTAATGGCTGAATTTAGCCAAGCTGAAGCTCAATCAATGATTTCAAATAATGATCAATCAGGCACAACTACTACAACTACTGGTGGAACAGATGGATTGCGTGGTTTAAATAGTTACGCTGGTTCAACTTCTGCCGCAGCCTTTGGTTCTAATGGTTCTGCTATTACCAATGGATTGCATACAGTATTGCAAGTAGCACAAGCATCTGCATCCGCAGTATCTTATGATGATATTGCTAATTTAATGGCTGCTTTGCCAGCACAATATTTATTTAAGCCTACAACTGCTTGGATGATGCACCCAACTACCATTGGCGCATTGCGTAAACTTAAATCATCTACTGGCGGTTCACCAATGTTTATAGAAAGCGGTGATGACGATGGCGGTTCTATTATTTATATTAATGGCCATCGGGTTATTCCTAACTCTTATATGGATGTAGCTGGTGTTGGTAAATATCCTGTATACCTTGCAGAATTTGATAAGTTTGTCACTATTGCAGATAGCGAAGAAATGACCATTAAGCGTTTTGACCAAACTTCTGCTGGATTTATTACTATGTATGCAGAGAAGCGCATGGTTTCAACAATTCGTGATGTATTCGCTGGTGTACGACTCTACGGAGCTTAATAATGGCCCAAGATAGCTTAATTACTGGGCCTTATTTAGGCTCTAGTAGAAACCCCTTTAGCTATGAAAAAGTAGAGCAGATCAGCCGTGATATTCAGACGGCTTGGTTAACTCTTGAAGAAATTACTCAGCAATTAAACCTTGTTGATGATGAGAGTCAAGATAGCTACCTTTCTAGCCTTGAATTAGCGACCCGTATGTCGATTGAGGACTATCTTGGTATGTCCATATTCCCGATCACCTATAAAGCCTACTACGGCTCTGTAAGTGCCACAGGAACTCAAATTGCTCTTGACCTTCCAGAGGTGTCTCAGGATTTTAATAATCAAGCTGGAACAGTTATTAAAACTGTAGGCTATTGGAATTCCAATACACCTCCTACCTTTACTCTTTTAACAACTTCACAGTATTACTATGATCCAACTGGTAATAAAGTTATTTGTACGGGTTTACCCTCAGAAGTAAACAGTCAAATGACTAATCCAATTGTTATTACTTATCAAACCAATGCAAATCCAGTAGGGCAATATCCAGTTATCAAACAAGCTGGTCTATTATTATTAACTCATCTTTATAACAATAGATCTAATACTGTTTCTGGCAATATTGGATTAAAAGATATTCCTTGGGGTGTAGCTACACTATTACGACCATATAAGCCGTTGGTGATGTAATGGGAATAGCTCGGTTTGAGAATATAAATGTAAATAATGTTACCAATGGTAAAGATACCTTTGGTCAATACACTACTACTATTACAAAATGGTTTACAACTAGAGCTAGAGTTCATTCGGTAAAGAACTCATTGAATATTACAACTAATGACCGAGTATATACAGATTTAATTAATTTTACTTTAAATTACACACCTAATATTAAACAAGTTGTTAATAATCAAAATCTTTATAGTATTACTTGGAGAGGATTTGATTGGCGCATTAACTCTGCTTCAGAGTCAGATGACAGAATGAGTATTATTCTTTATTGTTATAGAAATGATCCGGTAACTCCTGTATGAGCCAAAATAATCCTTCAGTATATGCACAAGCTATACAGGCACAACTTTCTAGCATAGTTACTCCTGTTCCAGTTTATGCAAACTTTAATAGAAACTTTGCAGTAGAGCCGTCATTTATTACTTGGCAGCTAAGAAATGTGCATCAGCCTGTATATACAGGGCAAAATCAAAATAATAAAGGTATTGATAGACCTATATTCCAAATATCCATATTCTCACAAGATATGCAAAATGCTTTTAATATTTCGAATACTGTCTTACAATCACTTCATGGATACTCTGGATTATTTGGGGGTGCTACTTATGGCTTTCAAATATCCAAAGCAGATGTAAATTGGCTTTATAATACATACGATAATACAATTGGGTTGCATCAGATTATTCTTGATTGCCAACTTGATATTCCAACATAAGACAGAATTAACTCTTTTTTAAGGAATAGAAAAATGGCTCTCCCAAATAAAGTATTACCCGGATTTAGTGCAGCACTATATCTCCAACCTAGCGCATCCCCAACACCTTTGACTCTTGCTCAATTAAGCACAGTTGGTTCTGTAGCCGCTATTGCAGTTAGTGGCAACTTACTTAATGTAGAAGCTATCCCAGCTTTCGGTCAGGATGATGCGGTTGCTTCATTTGCTGTTGCTGGTAGCCGTCAGTCAGACAAGATTCCAACTCAGTCTGCTCCTACTTCATTGACAATTACTGCCGCTTGGAATCCAGCAGATGCAAACCTTTTATTGGTTCGTGGCGATGCTTATAACGGTATTGTTGATCGTACCTATGTAGTTTCTGCTACAGATGGCACAGGAATTGTTTATTACGCTTTCAATGCTCGTGCTTCACAATTCCAAATTGATAGCCAACCTGGTGCTGAAGCTAAATGCGTATTTACATTGCATCCTCGTGGCAACCTCTATGGTTGGTCTAACAACGCTTAATTAAGGAATTATTATGACAATCCCAGCAAAGGTTTTACCCGGATTTTCCACAGCAATGTGGATGCAAACTGGCGCAACTCCTACACCATTAACTACTGCAAATCTAGCTGTTTGGGTAGGCCAAGTTACTACAATTGTAGGCACTTCAGCAAATGGTACAGGCGCATCAGGTACACAGTTGAATGTAGAAGCAGTACCAGCATTCGGTCAAGATGATGCAGTAGCATCTTTCATGGTCGCTGGTAGCCGTCAAAGCGACAAAATTCCTACACAATCAGCACCAACCTCACTAACTATTACAGCAGCTTGGAACCCAAGCGATGCATCATTGTTATTGATTCGTGGTGATGCCTATAGTGGTACTGTTGACCGCACCTATGTAATTACCGCAGTTGAGGGAACAAATACTATTGCATATGCATTTAATGGTCGTGCATCACAGTTCCAAATTGACTCTCAGCCTGGCGCAGAAGCTAAGTGTGTTTTCACTATTCACCCTCGTGGCAATCAATATGGTTGGAGCAATAACTAATGATCCTAGAACAAGCCCTTGAAGAATTAACAACTACTTACCAAAGCCTTGATTTAGTAGCAAGAGGCTTGGTAGTAGATGCCAAAGAAGTAGCTGGTGCTTTGGCATTGGCTGCACCCGATACTGCTGAATTTGTGGCATTATCTGTATTATCAAAATATAACCCTTATACACCACAGAAAAAGACAACTAAAAATGCAGATACAGTCGAATAATGATTTATTAGCCTTTCTGATTAGCCAATCTGGTTCTGGAGTAAAGAACTGGTTTGGCTTTCAACAACAGCGCATTGCTGGCATTAATGCAGCATATCAAATAGCAACTCTCCATGCAGACAAATTAACCCCTGATGAGGTGGTTGATTATGTAATGCAATTAAATAACACAATATTCCAAAAAATGATAAAAGGTGATGCACAATGAGCAAAATTTTCCAACAGTTCAATATTGTTGAGCCAATCCGCACAAAGACATTTGTAATGGGCGGACATACTTTCAAAGTTAATGTCCCACTAAGTACAGAGCTTGATGCAATGCTAGAAAAGATTGCATTAACAAATGCAGACACAATTAAAGAGCGACTCAATAAGATGACTGTTGCTCTTACTGAGGCCCCTGTAGAGGGTGTAGAGATTAAAGATGGCGATGTCTTAGTTGATGGTAAATCTACCAAAGATGTGGTCGTATCAGTATTACAAATGGAAAACCGCATTACTGAATATTTCAAACTATTAGTTCCGGAAGAAGGAACAATGGATGACATTACTTATTCAGATATTGATGCAGAGTTTCCATTGCAAGTACAGTTAGAAATGGTTGAAAAGATTACTGAAGCAATTCAGCCAGGATACAAGGAAGCAAGAAAAAACTAGTTAGGGATATTCACCAACAAGCCAGAGCCTATATATGGGCGCATGGTGGATGTCCCGATAAAATACCTTCTGATGATATGAGGAATATCGAGATTATGCTACATGATGGATTGATTGGAGAGAAAGCCAACCTAATCGCTATAAGCGGTTTGGCTACTGGCAACCTTAATTCCAAACTCCAAAAGGGAGCAACATCTTACAAGATGTCAGATATTCTTCCTACTACCCATGAGTATATTGTTCCGCCTCCTACCGATGCCGAAAAAGAAGCTCAAGCACAAAAAGATCTACTAGCATTTATGATGCTATCCCCAGGCGCATCTGCACACTTTGGGGAGCAAGAGTAATGTCATCCACTTTTACAGTAGTAGGCACTAAAGAATTGATGCAAGGCATTATAGAGCTTTCCACAATTCATAGAACTGATTTAGCGGTTAGGGCTACTGCGGTAAAAGCAATTAGAGCAGCACTAGAGCCTGTATTAGAGGATGTAATAGCTCGTGCGCCTTATGATGAAAATAGACTTTCAGAAGTATATGTAAACAAAGATGGCGATATAAAGAAAAAGCCACATTTGCGAGATACCGCAAGAATTGATGCAAGAATACCAAATGAGCAAGATACAAATGCATACCATCTTTATAACAATGATGCATTTGCAATGGGTATGGTTTCTGTAAAGAAATCAGCCGTATCTTTATCTCAAGAGTTTGGCAATAAAAATACAGTTGCACAACCATATTTAAGAATTGCATTTGAAACTAATATTGATAAAATGTTGTCCATCTTTGTAAGTCAGATGCAAGCAATAATCCCTCAATATAAAAAGAGATTAAATAGAAGGGGAATCAGATAATGGCTAATCAAATCCTTGCCAGACTTGGCATAGTAATGACTGCGGATAGCGCAGAATTTAAACAGGGAATGCTTGATGCTGAACTTGCTGTACAAAAGTTTGAAAAAACAGCATTAAAGCAATTAGCATCTGCCAAAAAAGAAATGCAAGCAATGGAGCTTGCTGCAAAAGATTTTGGTAGAGAAGTAACCAATGTTGAGAAAGTGCAAAGAAGTCTTGCTGAAAGCGGAAAGTATTCTAAATTAGCTGGATCTGAAACTGCTCAAGATTTATTGTTTAAAGCAGCAGCTTTAGACAAAATTGCCGCAGCTACTAAGAAAGTAAATGCCGAGCAAATGGTTGGAATGCTTGGGCAAAAGGCTGCTGGTGGCGGTCTTAATGCACAACAGAAAGCCGCATTAGGCTATCAAACAACCGACATTATTACTGGCTTGGCTGGCGGTCAAAACCCAATGCTTGTATTGATTCAACAAGGTGGTCAGTTAAGAGACCAGTTTGGTGGATTCTTGCCATTGCTAAAAGCAATTGGTAGCGCAATGACTGTATTTAATCTAGCAGTTGCTGGAACAGTTGTAGCCGTTGGAGGTCTTGGATACGCATTCTATAAAGCAGCAGCAGAGCAGAAGAAGTTTCAAAGTGACATGATTCTTACTGGCAATTTTGCTGGTGTTACTGCAAGTTCTTTAAATTCTCTTACTGCCGCAGTTTCTAATAATGCCAAAGTAACTATTGGCGATAGCAAAGAAATATTTAGCGAGCTTATTGCTTCTGGTCAGTTTACTTATAAAACAATGGGTTCCGTTGGCGAGTCTATTGCACTTGTATCCAAGCTGTCTGGCGAATCTGCGGATGTAGTTGCTAAAAACCTTATGCCATCTTTTGATGGTACAGCACAATCAGCAAAAAGATTAAATGAGCAATACAACTTTTTAAGTTTAGAGCAATACAAGTATATTGAGCAATTGCAACAGCAAGGAAGAAATCAAGAGGCAATTGTATTTACGGCTGACAAGCTCAATGAAAGTCTTAAAAAGCAAACTGTTGAAGTTGGTTATCTTGGTCAAGCATGGAAGTATGTAAGCACAGAATTTAGCTCATTCCTTAATGGAATGATTGAATGGGGCAAAGGTGATACTAAATTCAGCGTTGCTGAAAAACTTCGTAAAGATTTAGAAGATGCAGCAAAAGCTGTAAATGGAACAAGCGTAAATTTTGGATCAAAAGATGCCGCAAAGAAAAAATTTGACGATCTTAAACAGCAATATGTAGACGCTAAAAAAGCTGAGATAGCAGAAACTATTGCCCTTCAAGAAGAATCAGATAGAAAAGCAGCAGAAAAAAGAAAGATTGAACTTTATGAGCAAGCTGGTGGACTTAAAAGAGCTTTAGCCTTACAAGATGAATTAAAGAAACTACAAATTGATGGCGAATACCAACAGTCTGTAATAGGCTTGACAGAATTAGAGCGCATCAAAAAAGATTCAATTAAAAGAATTGCTGATTATGATAGAGAGAAAGATGCTCAAAATAGAAATGAAAAAGGTCAGTTTTCTAGGGATTATGAAAAACTTAAAGCTCAATTTGCAATTAATGAAAGAAGCCGTGTAGCTCAAGAAATATCTAAGATTTCTGATGTAGCAGAATTGGAAATTAAAAAGGCGCAAGTTCTTGAAGAAAACGGCATTGAAATAGAAAAGCGCAAATTAGAAATTAGAGCAAACAATATTTTAATTTCTGATGCAGATTACAAAATTGCATTAGCTCGATTACAAACAGAGCAAGAGATAGAGAAGATTCTTGCTAACACTAAACTTGATCCAGATGCTAAAGACAGAAGAATTGCTGAACAATTAAATATTGAACAACAAAGAGAAGGTCTTATCCGAATGGAAGAAAATTTGGGTAACCTAAAAAATACCGCATCTTCTGTATTCGAAAATATGTCAGATGGCCTGACTCAGTTTGTAATGAAAGGTCAAGTTGACTTTAGTGCATTTGCATCCTCAATTATTGCTGACATTGTAAGAATTCAAGCAAGAGCAATGGCAATGAAAGCCGCATCTGGATTCATGGGATTGTTTGGTGGTGGCGGTGTAGATGCAATTTCAACTGACCAATGGATGTCTGGAGCATTTGCCGATGGTGGAGATCCTCCTGTTGGTGTTCCTAGCCTTGTTGGAGAGCGTGGCCCAGAATTGTTTGTGCCAAAGACTGCTGGCACAATTATTCCTAATGAAAAGTTAGCAAGCTCATTTGGTAATAGTCAGCCATCAGTTGTATACAACGGCCCATATATTGCATCAATGCAAGCTATTGACACACAATCAGGAATTCAATTCCTTGCTAAAAACAAAATGACGATTTGGAGTATGAATCAATCTGCTAATCGATCAATACCAGCGAGTAGATAATTATGGCACTTACAGATATTTTAGCGATTAGTGAATCAGTCGGAATTAATGATCAAAGGTTTGTTGGTCAGGTAGTAAGCCGAAATCAGCGTATCAGCACTTCAGAGATTATTACAGTAGTGCCGTTTGCTTTTGAAATGAAGCCAATGAATTATTTGCTTTACAGTCAAAACAGGGCATTGCTTAATTCATTAAGAATTCCTGATAAAGCATTGGCTCAATACTTAAACTTTAATTCTACTGGGTGGGTCAATTATATTAAGTACCAAGGAGATATGACTAGTGGTCAAATATCTTCTTGCCAATGGCAAACATCTTCCGCTAACAAGACTTTGGTATTAGGATCTTTGCCTAGCATTTCTTCGGGATCTTATATTGTAAAAGCTGGCGATTTTTGCCAAGTGGGGTTATATGCTTATATTGCTACGGCTGATGTTGTTCGTGGTAGTGGGTCTACTGTTGACATTCCTGTTCATAGAAACCTTATATCTACTTTATCAACCCCTGTCAATGCTGTTATTGGTCAGTATGGAACAACAATTAGTATGGGCGGAAACACTTATACAGGCACTACATTCCAAGTAGTATTACGGGATTACCCAACCTACACTTTAATTCCAATGACTAATGATTCTTTTATACAATGGTCAGGATCATTTAAGGCATTTGAAAGCGTACTATGAATGTAATAACTCCAGTTGTCGGAACCAACAATATTCGATATGCCGATTTTGTTAGAGTAACAACTCCTTCTGCCGTTTATAGATTTGCAAGCACTCCATCAGCAATTACTGTTTCTGCTGTTGATGCACAACCTTTTGATGCTTTAGGTGTATTGATGAAAGTTGGCGATACTCAGCGAGATATTAAATCTACTGCTAATGAAACTTCATTTACTTTGGTTGGTATTGATACTGCGGCATTAGGCTGGGTTCTTGGACAACAAGTCAAGGGAAGCCAAATAGAGGCATGGAAAGGTTTTTTTGATACTAATGGTGCATTGATTACAACTGGTGGGTCTGGTGGTCTGTATCAATTCTTTAACGGCTATATTAACTCTTTTTCTATCAATGAAACTTGGATGGAAGAATTAAGGCAATTTGTTGGTGTAATAAATGTTTCCGCATCATCAATTCAAATAATTTTAAAGAATAGAACTGCTGGCAGATATACTAATGATAATAATTGGCAATTCTTTTCTCCTGGCGATACTAGTATGAATAGAGTGCCATTTATTACAAATATTAATTACAACTTTGGCAAAGGCGCAAGCCCTAATTCATAATGATAAGACAAGCTACAAGATACGATAAACCGCAAATAATTCATTTAATGAAGTTATTTAAAAAAGAAAGTAATATTAAGCAATATAAAGAATTAGATAATGAACCATATTGGGATAGATTATTAGATTCTATATTGGCTGGTTCTGGAGTTATATATATTGAAGATAATGTAGGATTAATTATGGCATTAATTACTCCTACAGTATGGTGCGATAAAACTTTATATATGCAAGAATTAGCTTGGTATGTAATACCAGAGAAAAGAAATACAAGCATTGGATATAGATTGTTAAAAAAATATGTTGATTATGGAAATGAATTAAAAAATCAAGGCAGAATAGCAATGTTTGCAATAGCAAAGATGGTTACAAGCCCAGATATAAAGTATGACAAATTTGGTTTTACAAAATTAGACGAGAATTGGATTCAATAATGAATAAAAAAATACTGGCTTTTTTATCTTTGCTTACATTGGCAAGTCCAGTATTTGCAGTTGGTGTAACCATTGTAGCGGCTCTTGGTGGTGCGGCATTTTTTGGTAGTGCATTTGCGGCTGGTGCTATTGCTATGGCTATTAATATGGTTGTAGCTACTATTGTTGCAAAGGCTTTTGCTAACAACAACTCATTTGATGACGGATCATCTGGGTCTAGCCCAAATCCTGGCAATAGACAACAAATTGCGCCAGCAAGCGATAACAAATTACCAGTAGTTTACGGCTCTGCATATGTCGGTGGAGTCGTAACAGATTTGTCTATTAGTGAAGATAACCAACAACTGTATTATGTAATTTCAATATGTGAAGTTACAAATACTAATCCTGGGCAAACACCAGACAATATTACATTTGGTGATGTTTACTTTGGTGGTAAAAAAGTTATTTTTGCTGACTCAACAAGCCCTAATGTAACTGGATTGCTTGACGAATCTACTAGCATTACAGATACAACTGTTAATGGAAAAATACAAATATTCTTGTATAAGAATGGCTCAAGCAATCCTGTAAGAGGAACTCAGACCGCTATTGAAGTAATGCAAACAAGTGGGCTTGAATACACTTGGGATATAAGTAAACAAATGACCAATTGTGCATTTGCTATTCTTCATTTGTCATACAGTCAATCAGCAAATATTCGTGGATTAGAACAAACTAAATTTCAAATAACTAATAGTCGCACCTCTACTGGAGATTGTTTTTCAGATTACCTTATTAATACTAGATATGGTTGTGCCATTTCATCTAGTCAAATTGATACAGATAGTCTTAATGCTCTTACCGCATATTCAGATGCAAACTTTACATATATTCCTTCTGGCGGTGGATATGCAACACAACCAAGATTTAAGTTTAATGGAACACTTGATACATCTAGAAGTGTAATGGCTAATCTTCAAGACATGGCTACTTGCTGTGATTGCCTTATTAAATACAATGAGATTACAGCCAAGTGGGGTGTAATAGTTCAAAGCTCGACATATACAGCCGTAATGGATATAAATGATAGCAATATGATTTCTGCTATTCAAATTACACCTATGGACATTGCTGCATCCTACAATGTCATTGAATGCAAATTCCCTGACAATTCCAATCAGGATGCTTTTAACTCTGCAACATTTGATTTGGCAGAGATTGATCCATTATTACTATATCCAAATGAGCCAGTAAACAAACTATCATTAAGTCTTCCCCTTACAAACAATAGCGTAACCGCTCAATATATTGCTAATAGATTTTTAAAAGCTGGCAGAGAAGATTTGCAACTTGAGGTAACAGTCAGCTTTATTGGTATTCAGTTGGATGCTGGCGATATTGTTACAGTAACCAATGCTAATTATGGATGGACAGTAAAGCCATTTAGAATAAATAAGGTTGTTCAACAGTTTAATGATGATGGCTCTATTGCTGTTCAGCTTAATATGTCTGAATACAATGCCACAGTTTATGATGATGTAAGTGTTACAGAGTTTCAACCAACCCCTAATACTGGCATTGGAGATCCTACATTCTTTGGAATACCAGAAGCTCCTGATGTAATTTTAGAATACCCAACCGCTACAAATCCATATTTTGTAATACAAGCAAGAACAACTCAACAAGGTATTGTTCAATACGCAGAAATTTGGTATTCAGCATTTACAAACCCATTGCAAGAGCAAATGTACTTTGCTGGCACAAGCGAAATCCAATCTAATGGAACTCCTTGGGCAGCTTACACTTTATTGCCAAATATTACTTTAGCTAATATTCCGGCTGGAAATTGGTATTTCTTTAGTCGCATGGTTAATAGCCTTGCTTCTTCTGCTTACAGTCCGGCAAGTGATTTATTGCAATGGAGGCCAAGCACATATCAGTTCACAGAAAAGTATTTAAATGTGGCTTATGCAACAAGTATTACTGGAACCAGTTTTAGCTTAAACCCTAGAGGAAAAACTTATTATGGTTTGCATAATACCTCTAGCACAGATGTAAGCACAACTCCATCTGATTACACTTGGTATCTTGCTCCATTTGCTTTTAATTCTAGCGGATCTTTAATATACCTTTTGTACTCAAATAGAACTGGCAGAAAATTTAGTTTTGCTACTGGCTTTGCAGCTTATGCGGCAAATACTGGATCATTTGTTCCAACATCAACTTTAGTATATGACCCATCTATTTGGGCTGGTTTGCCAGATGGCATAAACAATATTGATCTTGATCAGCGAACAGGACAGTTATTGCGAACAGGAACAACATCAGTTGGAACTGGTGAAATTGCAGTAGTCAATAATGACCAAGGAAATATTGTTGCATCACTTCAACAGTATCTAGATTTTGGTGGTCCATATACCAAGACTTCTGCTGTTGCTACTTTAACAGTAGATATTTATGGTCGCATTGTAGGATTTGAAGCTCCAGATGACTTTAACTACACACAGCAAACATTTACTGCTACAAGTGGTCAGACTGTATTCTCAGTTACTAGAGGTTCAACCTATATTAGTGGGCAATGCTGGGTAATGAAAAATGGATGCAAATTAAGCCCATCTGAATATACTGATACTAGCGGATCAACTGGCACAGTTACTTTGGCAGTAGGATCAACAACTGGCGATATTATTACTATTACATCTTTTAAATCAGTAAATGCTGGAACTGGTGTATATGCTTCATTTAGCTTAAATAGTGCAACTTTAACAAATCAAGCAACTTATACAGCATCAGGGTTTACCCTTAATACTGGTTTTGAATTGCTGTTTTTAAATGGAACAATTGTTAATGCCCAAGATTATGATATTAGTGGTCAGGACATTACTTTTATTGGAAATACAACGGGCAATTTAGAAGTATTGCAATGGTATCCAAATAACCTTGGAGTAGCTAATGGAACTCCTGTAAATATTGATGCTTTTACCATTGTTGGTCAAACTATTTACCCATTTTCTTACAACATTAATGCTTTTAATCTGTTTAGTAATGGGGTTCTATTTAAACAGGCAACGGATTATACTGTTGCAACTGGGACTTATACATTAAGTAATACACCAACCAATAATACAACTATTATGGTTCAACAAACCTTTGCAAGAACTGGAGCAGTCTAAATGACCCAAGCATATAATCTATCGCAATTTGCGAACAAACTAAATTCATCAGGCCAAACTGATAATACTGGACTACAGAATAACTCTGTTACTGTTACTGCTGGTACTGGAATGTCTGGTGGTGGAGCAGTAGCTTTAGGAGGAACTACAACCCTTAATAATGCTGGAGTAACTTCCATTGTTGCTGGTACTGGAATATCTGTATCAGGGGCTACTGGTGCTGTAACTGTTAATGCTTTATCAAATTATGTTGGCACTCGTGGTCAAATATTTACATCAAGTGGAACATTTACCATTCCATCGGGGGTTTCAGCACTTAAAATTACTGTTATTGGTGGCGGTGGTGGTGGGGCTGGTGGAGATACATATCCAACTGATAGTGTTGCTGGTGGTGCAAGTTCAGTAGCATCAGGAACACAGTCAATCACAACAATTTCGGCTGGTGGTGGTGGCAATGCTCGTTCTAACGCACAGTCAGGCTCACGCTTTGGTGGGGCTGGTGGCACTTCATCAGGTGGTGACATCAATGTAACTGGTGTAGCTGGAACTGGGTTACAAAGATGGAACGAAGGCACAGTTGCTATTACTCTGCCAACCTCAGTAAACGGCACTCAAGTTAAATTAGGACTTCAGCAAACGAATAGTTATGGTTATGGAGTTTATGGTTCGGCTGGCATAGCTGGAACTGATAGTGCTGAAGGCAATAATGGTGGACAAGGTGGGCTTGCCATAAAGTATTTAACAGGGCTAACACCAAGTGCAACTTTGTCAGTAACAGTTGGTGCTGGTGGGGCGGCTGGAAATACTGGAGGTTCTGGAGGAAGCAACGCAGCTGGTGGTGCTGGTATTGTTATTTTTGAATGGTGATATATAATATAAACAAATAAGACACGATCCATAAGTGGGTGGAGTTCCATCCCTTATTAACCGAGTAATGGAGAGATCATGGCAGTCTTTAATAAAAACACCTTAACCCAGGTATCAGGGTTTGACAATCAAATTATTGCTGGCGAATTAGTCTACCAGCAAAAAACCTTTTGGAATCTGACACTTGCAAATGATGGTGTACCAGTTGATTTAACTGGAACAACTATTGATGCTCAGATTATCCGCAGACAATTAACCAATGTCCAAGATACTCGATACGGGTTATCTTTTGACATTAGCGATTACACTCCAACTCCTACTGCTGTCCCATTAACTATTACAAACAGGGTTAATGCATCAGGTCAGTTTACTTTAGTCATTGACGATACTTCTTGGCTTGCCGTTGCTGCTGACCCTGACTTAGATATTGCTTCCATCAATGGTGCTGGATTCTCAGGTCGTATTAAAATTAGCTTTCCTGTTGATGGATCAACTCCAGCCAATGATTTAGTCATCTTTCTTTTGTTTATTGTGCGATCTGATGCAATCGTAAACTAAGGATTGCAAAATGACCGACATAACAATTCAAACCCCTGATGGTGGCAATGATGTATCAATTGAGTTAGATAAAGGTTCAGACCTTACACTTGATGTATCTATTGGAAATGCAATTACTCTCGCAGTAGATAAGGGCATGATTGGTCCAACAGGGCCAACAGGATCACCCGGAATGCAAGGACCTACTGGACCAACTGGGAGCCAAGGTTTATCTATTACTGGGCCAACGGGTGCAACTGGACCTACTGGTGCAGCATCAACTGCAATAGGGCCTACAGGACCTACGGGTTCACAGGGACAAATAGGTAATACAGGCCCAACTGGTTCGCAAGGAATACAAGGTATTGTTGGTCCTACAGGCCCACAAGGTATCCAAGGTATCCAGGGCATTCAAGGCATTCAAGGTATTCAAGGCATAGTCGGTCCTACTGGTGCAATTGGCATTACTGGAGCAACTGGGCCTACTGGCGCAGCCTCCACAGTTGCTGGACCAACTGGTCCAACTGGTAATATAGGAGCAACTGGACCTACAGGCGCACCATCTACAATTGCTGGTCCTACTGGTCCTCAAGGCATACAAGGTATTCAAGGTGACCAAGGGATACAAGGCATCGCTGGTCCTACTGGTCCTCAAGGCATACAGGGTATTCAAGGGTTTGTTGGTCCTACTGGCGCACAAGGAATACAAGGAGTAACAGGCCCAACTGGTCCTACAGGCTCACAAGGCATTCAGGGCAATAGCATTATTGGTCCAACAGGCCCAACTGGTTCTCAAGGTCCAATTGGTACTGGCGGAACTGTTGCTTATTGGGGTGGATTCTTTGATACTACTGACCAAACTATTGCAAGCACCACAACAGCCTATCCAGTTAACCTAAATAATTCTGATCCTGATTCTAATGGGGTTAGTGTTGTTAGTAATAATAGAATTACTTTTGCACATGATGGAGTTTATACATTTACTTATTCATTGCAAATGGTAAACACAAATAATAACGCACAAGACACAACTGTTTGGGTTAGAAAAAATGGTACAGATGTTGTAGATTCAGCATCATTTTTTGCTGTAAACCCAGCTAGATTTGGACTTGATGGAAACTTTATTGCTGTATGCAATTACACGCTTAAATTTGTAGCTGGTGATTACATTCAGATTATGTGGCAAGCAGAAGACACAGGCGTGTCTTTACAAACCATACCGCCTGGTACAACACCAACAACACCGCAATCGCCAAGCGCCATTGTTACGGCACAGCAAGTAACTTATACACAGCTTGGACCAACAGGGCCACAGGGTAGTGCTGGTGTAGCTGGACCTACAGGGCCTACTGGAATACAAGGTAATATTGGTAATGCTGGACCTACTGGGCCGACAGGAACAATTGGAGCCGTAGGACCTACTGGGCCACAAGGTATACAGGGTATACAAGGCGAGCAAGGAATCCAAGGAGACTTAGGCCCTACTGGACCGCAAGGTATTCAGGGCAATTTAGGCCCTACTGGTCCGCAAGGTAATGTAGGCCCTACTGGTGCAAATGGCGATATTGGGCCAACTGGAGCAAATGGGCCAACTGGACCGCAAGGCATTCAAGGAATCCAGGGAAATGCTGGACCGACTGGACCTCAAGGGATACAAGGGGATATTGGACCAACTGGTCCACAGGGCATTCAAGGAATACAAGGAATTCAAGGTGTAACTGGACCAACAGGATCACAGGGTATTCAAGGTATTGCTGGACCAACTGGACCCCAAGGAAATATAGGTTCTACTGGTCCGCAAGGTATACAGGGGGATGCTGGACCTACAGGGCCAACAGGCGCAGCATCAACCGTATCTGGCCCAACTGGTCCAACTGGTGTTGCTGGCGGAGTATCTCAAATTATTGCTGGCACAAACATTACTATTAGTCCTACAGGTGGCACAGGTGTGGTAACAATTAACTCTGCTGGCGGTGGCGGTGGCGGCTCAACTGGATTTGAGCAAACTTTTTTATTAATGGGTGCATAACATGGCAACAGTTTACAAAGTTCTTGGGCAATCAAACCCATCAGCAACTACTAACACTACTCTTTACACAGTACCTTCTGCTACAAGTGCTGTTGTATCTACTCTTTCTATTACTAACCTTGGTGTATCTACTACCTTTCGTGTGGCAGTAAGACCTTCTGGGGCAAGCATAGCAAATGAACATTACATTGTTTATGATTCAACAATTAATGCTGGGGCTTCTATTTATCTTACTATTGGAGTGTCACTTGCTACAACTGATGTAGTAACTGTATATGCTGGTACAGCTACTTTAGCGTTTAGTCTTTTTGGTTCTGAGGTTTCCTAATGTCAGTACGATTTGTAAACAACAACTCTAGTAACAATACAGATGTTGTAGCTAAGACATTTCCTAGTGTTAGCCCACCGCCATTAATGCCTTGGGTGCGTAACCCAAGTTGGCCGCCTTGTGAAGCTAATAGTGGTGACAACAGAGTTCGTGGCTTATACGCTGTATTCCCTAGTGGCAGTAACTTTATTGCAATGATTGCAACTGATGCGTACACAGTTGATTATGGCGATGGCACTACTACTAATTATGCAACAGGGGTACAAGCAAACTACGAGTACGACTACAATGACGCTAATTTAGTTGGCACAGAAGCCCCTGTAACCTTTACAGATTCAACTGATACTGTAAATAGAACAGCACATGGCTATACCAATGGTATGCAAGTGCAGTTTTTTAATATTACGACTACTACAGGCATTGTTAATGCTCAGATTTACCTTGTTATAAATGCCACAACCGATACATTTCAAGTTTCTGATACATCGGGTGGCTCTGCAATTGCATTAACAAATGATGGTACAGGTCAGTTATTACCTTATCGTATTGCTACAGTTACTATTACACCACAAGGCGGTAGTAATTTAACTAGTGTTAGTACAAATGTTAGACATAATCAGGCTAGTTTACAAGCATACTCTACTGGATGGCTAGATTTAGCAATAGCTTCTTCTACAATTACAAGTTTTGGAATTGGTGCCGCAAGTCTTGCAGTAAGACAGAATAACCTTAAAAGTATAAAAGTAAATCAAGTAGGTGCATTTACAAACTTTTCTGATTTTTGTAGAAATCTTACAGCATTACAAAATATAGAAATTAATAATGCTATTAATATAGTATTGATGCTTAATATGTTTTTTGGTTGCACTAGCTTACAAACAGTACCACTATTTAATACTGCTAATGTTACAAATATGACAAATATGTTTGCTAGTTGCACTAGTTTACAAACAGTTCCTTTATTTAATACTGCTTCTGTTGGAAGTATGGGTGGTATGTTTGGTAATTGCACTAGTTTACAAACAGTTCCACTATTTAATACTGCCGCTAATACAAGTATGCAACAAATGTTTGATACTTGCACTAGTTTACAAACAGTTCCTTTATTTAATACTGCTTCTGTTGGAAATATGCAAAATGCGTTTAGAAATTGCACTACTTTAAAAACAGTACCAGCATTTAATCTTGCTTCTGCTACAAATATGATTGGTGTGTTTCTTGGTTGCACAACTTTACAAACAGTTCCATTATTCAACATTAGAACTGCTAGCGCTGTAGATATGAGTACCATGTTTAATGGATGCACAACTTTAAAAACAGTACCACTATTTAATACTGTTGCTGTTACAAATATGAGTAGTATGTTTAATGGATGCACAACTTTACAAACAGTACCACTATTTAATACTGTTGCTGTTACAAATATGAGTAGTATGTTTCAAAGTTGCACAACTTTACAAACAGTACCACTATTCAATACTTCTGTTGTTACAGCTACAGGTGGTATGTTTAATGGATGCATTACCTTATCTAGCGTGCCAGCATTAATAACCACAGCAGTTACATCTTCAGCAAACTTTGTTAATATGTTTAATAATTGTCAAAGCCTTGCTCGCATAGAAGCAAAGAATTTTAGATTTACCTTTTCGGTATTAAATTGCAAATTATCTGCTACATCACTAAATGAAATTTACACTAACTTACCAGTAGCCGTAGGGCAGACAATTACTGTTACTGGAAACTATGGAACAACTGGAGATGACCCAACTATTGCTATAGCTAAAGGCTGGACTGTTACAGGATAAATTATGGAAAATACATCAGGATTTTATAAGTTAGATGGGGATTTATTATTTGGTCCGCACTATGTCCTTAACGCAAATTACGAACTATATCGTGATAAGCATACTGAATACACCTACCCCGTTGCTGGTTGGTATTGGTTTGACACAAAAGAACAGGCTAGGGAATTCTTTGGATTGCCATCAATAATTTAAAACAACACAGGATAAGATATGAAAATAGCAGTTTACGCAATAGCAAAGAATGAAGAACAATTTGTAGAAAGATTTTGTAGTTCCGCTAAAGATGCTGATTTAATATTAATAGCGGATACAGGATCTACAGATAAAACAAAGATAAAGGCAATTGAAAATGGGGCTTTGGTTTATGATATTTGCGTTAACCCTTGGCGGTTCGATACTGCTAGGGATACCGCTTTGGCCCTCATACCATCGGACATAGATGTCTGCATCAGCTTAGATCTTGATGAAGTATTACAAGATGGTTGGCGAGAAGAAATAGAGCGAGTATGGAAATCCGATACAACTAGACTGCGCTATAAGTTTGATTGGGGATGCGGCATTGAGTTCTATTATGAAAAAATCCACCATCGGCATGGCTACTATTGGAAGAACCCAGTCCATGAATACCCAATGCCTCGATTTGGCACTAATGAAATCTATGCCCAAACTGACAAACTCCTGGTAGTTCATAAACCTGATAACAATAAATCAAGGGGGCAATATTTACCTTTGCTTGAGTTGTCCGTCAAAGAAGATCCGCATGAGCCTAGAAATGCTTTCTATTATGCTAGAGAGTTGACCTTTTACTCTAAATGGTTAGATGCTATTGTTGCCCTCAATAAATACTTAGATATGCCAGAGGCTACTTGGATTAATGAAAGAGCCTATGCAATGCGATTGCTTGGCAAATGCTATGACCAACTAGGACAAGATGGTAGAGATTGGTACAGAAAAGCCTGTAAAGAAGCACCCAATACTAGAGAGGTATGGGTTGAATTGGCGCAATCTTGCTATGCAAAACAAGACTGGGAAGAATGCTTTTCTTCTTGTAATACCGCTTTAGAAATTAAAGATAAAGAATTAGTTTATACAATGAATCCAGAGGTTTGGGGAGCATTGCCCCATGATTTATTGGCAATATCCGCATATTATTTAGGTAATAATACAATGGCTATTACTCATGGTAAACTTGCCCTAGAATTAGACCCAGATAATACAAGACTGATAAACAATTTAAACTATTATCTGGAGTAGTTATGGCTTTAAATCAACTTGATAAAGAAGAACTTGTAATACTTCTTAAAGAAGTAATCTCCGAAGCCGTAGAGCAACATCCGCTATCAGATGATGAAGTCAAATGGGTTCGATTGGCAATAGAAGCAGAAGCCAAAAGAGCCGCTTTCCGCAAAGCTGTTATTGAAAAAACCTTTCTTGGATTACTAAGTTCAGCATTAATAGCTATTGCTATGTACGGATTTGAATTCTTTAAGGCGCATTGGAAGTGAACTGGCTTCAGCAAATTGCCCCTACTATTGCCACTTGTCTTGGTGGCCCACTTGCCGGACTTGCTGTTGCAGCAGTATCTAAAGCATTAAATATATCATCCGATTCTGTTCAATCTATATTAGAATCTGGCAAATTAGATGCTAAACAAATAGCTGACATCAAGTTAGCTGAGATTGAACTACAAAAACAGGAGCAACAACTTGGACTTAATTTTGAACAATTGGCGGTTCAAGACAGAGCTTCTGCTAGAGATCTGCAAAAGACTACTGGTTCTTTTGTGCCTCCTAGCCTTGCCATTCTTGTTACTACCGGGTTTTTTGGTATTCTTGGTTATCTTATGGTTCATCCAGCAGATACTGGAAATACACCCCTAATGATTATGCTTGGCTCATTGGGTACGGCCTGGACAGGAATCATTGCCTTTTACTTTGGTTCTTCTGCAAGCAGTAGAGCAAAAGACCAAATGCTTTTTAACTCTACACCAATTAAATGAAAAATAATTTCGAACAAAGCCTAACAAATTTGTTAGGTTCGGAGGGTGGTTATCAAGACGATCCTAGAGACTCTGGCAATCATCTATTTGATGGTAGAAAAGGCTGCACCAATTGGGGTGTTACTCAGTCAGCATGGGAAGCCTATGTAGGCCATAAAGTATCTAATGCAGATATGAGAAATCTAACAAGGGAGAAAATTAGTGACTTTTATAGGAAAAAGTATTGGGATGTTTGCCAATGCGATGCTTTGCCTACAGCTATTGATTATCTTGTTTTTGATTTTGCTGTCAATAGTGGCCCCGGAACAGCTATTAAAAGACTGCAAGAATCTGTTAATTGCACTCCTGATGGCATTGTTGGGCCAAGAACTTTGCAATATATTAATAGTTTTAACACAACAGACTTAATTGATAAGTATAGTTCCGCTAAAGAAATATATTACAAAGGACTAAAGAGCTTTCCTACTTTCGGTAAAGGCTGGTTAAACCGCATTGAGGAAGTTAAAACAATAGCACTTAAAATGATTAGAGAAAACTAATGAGATATTCTGTTGCTGATGATAAAAATTTTATTGCGCTTTGGAAGAAATTAGGATCGCCTACCTTAGTTGGGAAACAGCTTGGAATGAATCCTAGAAGTGCAATGACAAGGCGGAGAAACCTTGAGATTAGATATGGCATAGAGTTGCCAACAACTAATTCATTAAGAGACCCTAAGAAGCCTAAGAAGATTGATCAAACACCTCACAATGTCCGTAGAGGAATTGCGGTTGATAAGGTTAAAAAAGTTATTGTATTTTCTGATGCTCACTTTACAGATGAAACAACTACTGCATTTAAGGCTTTGCTAAAGTTTATTAAGAAATATAAACCTCAAGTCATTATTTGTAATGGCGATGCTTTTGATGGTCAAGTTCTTAGTCGATTCCCATCTATTAATTATGATGCAAAGCCAACAGTATTAGAGGAGTTGGAAGCCTGTAGATGGCATCTTGGTGAAATAGAAAAAATTAGACCTCCTGGTTGCGAATTAATTTGGACTCTTGGTAACCATGATATGCGCTATGAATCTTGGCTTGTAAACAAGGTTCCCGAATATTCTGGTGTAGATGGATTTAGTCTTAAATATCACTTCCCCGAATGGAAAACTTGTTGGTCATATTGGATTGGTGAAGAAACTATTATCAAGCACCGATATAAAGGTGGTCGAACTGCTGGCTATTCCAATTTGACCGCAGCCGGAAATACAAACATCATTACAGGCCATACCCATGTCCTCTGTTCTAGTCCAATCAGTAACTACCAGGGAACCTTTTGGGGGGTTCAGACCGGATGCCTAGCCGATCCTATGTCAAGCACCTTTGAATACTGTGAGGATAGCCCTAAAGACTGGAGATCAGGATTTGTAATGCTATCTTTTGACCAAGGCAGAATGCTAATGCCAGAATTAATTATGGTATGCGGTGAAGATGAGGTTGAGTTCAGAGGAGAGATCCTTAGTGTATGAAATACTTTATTCGCAAGGTCAATGGCAAAAGCAAAAGAGTGCAAAACACTTTAATGCGACTGCAAAAGGAAATACTTCCTTCTGACACACCATGCGATGTCTCTGAGGGCCATTGGTGGATTGCCTATACCGATACTAACAAACCAGTAGCATTTGCTGGTATGAAGCAATCTAGCCAGTTTACTGACTGTGTATTCCTACATAGGGCTGGTGTATCAGATGACCATACTGGCAATGCACTACAAAAAAGACTAATTAAAGCTAGGCTTCACAAAGCAAGGTCAATGGGGTTTAAATGGGCCGTAACCGATACAACAAAAAACCCACCATCATCAAATTCATTGATTAATTGTGGGTTCAAAATGTATAAGCCAAGTAAACCTTGGGCTTGGGATTGGTCTTGCTATTGGCGGTTAAAAATAAATTAAATATATATAAGTCACACATTTCGATGGTAATGATCTTTAGGGTTATTAAGCATTGATTTAATAAGCTCATCTATACTAAAGAACCATTGAATAATTTTCATTCCTGTGTGCGTATATATAGTAAAACTCATAAAATTAAAACCAACTAGCAGCAATATCCCTACGGGGTTCAAACTTAGGTTCTACCAAGTCATATTTATATGGCTGCATTATTAACTCATTAGACTTAATCTTTGTTTCATGCCTTTTGGTCAATTCGCACCTTGTCATGGTTGTTGGCTTTTCAGCATCAAATGAGTTGCCTTCCATAAAATATGGGCTTGGCATACCGCTAGTCCGGTTCCAAAAAGCAATATAAATCCTTTTGCTTGCTTTGAGTTCTGCAAGGTAGTCATCTACAGTTTGTTGAGCTAGGAACATTACATCTTTAAGTTGCCGTCTATTCATGGCCTCTTTGCTAACTAACTGCAACAATCGATTTAAATTAGCGGTTCTTTTTGCTTTTTGTGTATCTTGACTCATTTTCTTAGCACCTTTGATTGGCGAATGTCTGTTAGCAATGGCAATGGGACATCCAATCTTTTAACCTGGTTAGACGGATGACAACACCATTTATCACCCATTTTCTTAACCATGTCTTTTGAGTTCTGAGCATTTAATCCAACTAAAAGTTCATAAATCCCATAGTTAAATCTTCCGCATTCAATCATTTGTTTCATTAGTGTCTTGTCATTTTTTGTCATTTTATTTCCTTTGGCTATCTACCCATGTCAACATTTCATTTGAAATACTTCTTAATGCCCTTGATGCCATCTCCAAGCTATACAAATCTTCATTGTTTGCTGGCGATGCTTTTTGCTTCATTACTTTGATTACAGTTGTTGCATCAATTAATAATTGTGAAATGTCCATTTATTTTCCTATTAGGTTAAGTGTTTGCTCAAGTAGCTGTTCTTCAGATATAGCATATTCTGCTTCAAATCTTTTTCGTCCCATTCCGTGAATACTGGTATTTGATCCTCGGTGATGGTAGGGGCATAACGGGATAACAGGCGCAAGGCTTCTTTTGCCACCTCTCCGTATATGATGCAGTTCTGCTGGTGTTCCTTCATTGCCTTGATGCCGACATAATGAGCATCCCAAATCAGCAATCCGTCTGTATGTATCTTTTTCATCTTTAGTCATAAATTTAGGTTTCGATAAACAACTCCATCATCCCATTGCTGGTCAACAGATTGCTCATACAAAAGCATAATCTTTTCTGGGTAAAGGAAAATAGGGGTTTTCCCTTTAAAACAAAATGCATATACCAATGGCGCATTTTTGCTTGAGTACCACTCACCCGAAAGCGGAAGATTATCGTACTCTTTTTTCTTAAAGTTTGCAGTACCTTTTACATTGACAATCCTCATACCATTTTTGGTATGTACTACATAATCTGGTAGGTTCCTAAGAAAAACATTTAACTCATAAAATCGAGGTATATTCATCTTCTTTTCATCAAACCCTATTTTGTAATAGGTAAACCCCATTGACTTGCAGTAATCTTCAAAATATTGCTCACCGACATTTGGCTGAGTTTGCCTTTTTGCATAGCTATCATTTCCGTTCATTTTTCTCTCGCAATGCAATTTCTCGTTGCACATACCAAAGAGCTTTCTTTAAATCTTCAATTGCATCCTTTTTAAGGTCGCATCGCCAAATATATTTAACCGCATTGCCCAGGTTAAATCCCATATGCTCTGTAATCTGAATACATTCAACACCTGATGGATGATCGGTATAGTGTTTAGGGTGGTTTACTTGGTCATTCATTTCTGTTGTGCCTTTCTTAGTATTGCTCTAGCAAATTCAATCACTAATCTATATTCAGAATAATGAAACTTATCTGAAGCCATCTTTAATATTTCCTCATCTGTTAGTGTCTTTGCTGGATGAGTATAGAGTGGTGTGCCTTCACCCATTTCGTTGTATTGATAATGCTTGGTTACATTACCGACTACTTTTCTCCACGCTACTGGTTCATTGTTCATTTGCGCTCCATTTGACATTGTGTTCTGCTCCAAATGCGGATATAAGTTCTTGCAAATCAATCATCTCTTTTATTGTCATAGTGCTAGTAGATGAACCTAGTATTACAAAGCCATCATTCTCAAGATTTGGCACTACATCCATTTTCTTTATTGAACTAGTAAAAATGTGTTTCCAATCGTCAGATGACAATTTACGACCATGCCATGTCACCTGATGGCTCACATCGTTGAGCATAGCCCACAGGCGAGCATTTTGGACTAGTGATCGACTCTTGCCCTTAACTTCAACACAAAACCCGTCAGGAGCCGTTTTAATGGCTTTTAGCGCATTGTCCCTTGCTGTGTCATTTGACAGGATAAAAAGTTGCTTATTCATCGCATTGACCTTTCTGCAATTGTTCTGATTATTCTTTCTTTCAAAGTGTTGTAAGTGTCATGCCCATAAGGGGCAATCCCAAGCTCTTTCGCTTTTGCATCTATCCCGGCATCGCTAAACATCCATTGCTTATCTTCTTTTCTGGCGGTTGGAGCAGTTGCTTTGTTTACCCATTCAGCATTAAATCCAACCCATGATCTTTCAATGCAGATGGTCAATGCTTGCTCTAAGCTCAACTTGGCCTTATCAGCCTCCCTTACCAAACCTTTTAATGCGGTTTCTGTAATCGGTTTCTTAGCAGCTTTCCTAACCTTTAAATAATCATTCCATACAGACTCAGCAACTCCGCTAGGAGTGCCTATGTTTTTATTATGGTTAGTGGTTAGTGGTTTATGGTTAGTGGTTAGGGTTTCTTTGGGTTGCCCTTGGGTTAGCGGTGGGTTAGCGGTGGGTTTGTCTTTGGTTACCGATGGTCTTCCACCTTTTAACCCGTTAGCCCTTTGTTTAGAACAATACTCTGCATATTCGGCAATTTCTTTGTCGCACCTAGTGTGATGCCATTCGCCTTCTTGTAATACAAAGAACATAGCCAAAATACCCTTAACGGCATCCTCACTATCCCTTGCATTAGTTTTCATTGAAAGCGCAAAAATGTCATCTTTTAGCGGTTGTTCTGAATCATAGTAAAGCCAAATTAACTTCATATAAATACCAACTTCTTCATTGGTAAGAAATGATGTGTCTTTAATAAAGTCACCGATATGGTGCTGATAGTAGTGCATACATTTCCTTGTCAGGGCAGTCAAATAAAAGATGTTGGGCGGAACTGGTGACTAAGCAGCTTTTCGGGTGCTACCCTAGCCCAACCTTGCCGATTATACAGTTACATAACCGAGATAGTTACTATGGTTTTCCCTAGCTTGACTTTAGTTCCACGATAGACATGGAATTCATCAATTTGAGAGTCATCATCCATAAGACCAGCCTGGACTAATGCATCTTCAAGACTCTTGACTCGATTTGATAAATCATTGCGCCTAGCATCTTTATAAAACAAATAAATGTCAAGCCTTAATCTTTGGTTTCCAAATTTAATTGGTTGCTGGCTCACCGCATGAGCTACATCATCCTTAAACTGATTGGCAGCCTTAGTTAAAAACCTTCTGTGACCCGAAAATCCCCAGTAAGAATTAATTGATGGTGGCAATGGAAGTATTAGGGTAAGCACCTATGTACCTATGGTGTTGGTATGTAATAATGGAATTGTATTACAACACAAAAGGAAAATATATGACTAAATATGACAGTTGGCTAGAATCAGGCGCACATGGCGATGAAGATGAAGAAATCTTCCGTGAGAATCGTGAGGCAGAACTCCTTAATGATGAATGCGATCCCACCAAAATAGAAAATATTGTTGAGGCATTGGAAAATGAGTGCTTACAACTTCATAAAGATGCTTTAGAAGAAGCATTTATCAGCAATGACAAAGAAAAAATTGGAACCATTGTCCGAGCATCGGTATGCGAATACTGGGAATTTATGGCAGAAAAATGGGCTTTAGATGAATGGGAAAATCAATGAAAACTTCTGAATCAATTATCAAAATAGCACCAGCATTTCTTGAAGCGCAAAAGAAAATTACCTTTGCGGAAAAGAATGCCAGAAACCCTCATTTTAAAAACACTTATGCTGACCTACAGTCTGTAATTGATGCGGTCAAAGAGCCGTTAAATATGGCTGGCATATCCTTTATTCAGTCACCCACTTATGGCGAAAATGGAAGATTGCATTTGACAACTCGATTGATTCATACATCTGGAGAATGGATTGAGGATACTGGTGTAATACCGCTTGCAAAACAAGATCCACAAGGATTTGGATCAGCACTTAGCTATTTCAAAAGGTACTCACTTGCATCCATTTGTGGACTCTACCAAGACGATGACGATGGCGAAAGGGCAAAGGCTAGTCCTTCTAATTCAATAGACAAGTACATTGTAGCCATAAATGATTGTAAGACTGTCAATTCTTTAAAAGACATATATTTTATGGCTTGTGAGGAAAACAAAGGCAATGCATTGGCACTTAAATCTTTAGAGGTTGCAAAAGACAGCCGCAAAAAGGAACTAGATAAATGAGTGACCATGAAGAAATCATTGTAGATTTTATTAATAAAAATCCTAGCTGGAAAAGGTATAAATTGCGACAAAGCATTAATGAATCATTTAGAAGCCTTGAGGATGAAGAAATATGGTATGAGCCACTTCCTCTTATTAACTATATTCCAGATGCTTTTCATATTGATAAAGAAAACAGAACTGTTCATTTACTAGAGGTTGACGGAACATCAGGAACTAACAAAAGAAAATTAGAAAGAATGGATAATCTTTGGTTTTATTTGGATTGTGAAGGATGGTGCTTAACTCTAACAAGCATTTCAGTTCATTCTAAAGCGATTAGTTTATTAACAGATCAAGATTTTGTAAATTTGCATTATTCAAAATATAGAGATGAAAAAGAAATTCTTAAATCGTTGCTTCATGCACCATTTGGGCCGCATGACGATTATTGCCCTAGACCACAAATAACCTTTTAATAAAAAAAATGACTACATTTACAACAGAAGACAGAATAGCATTTGAGCCAATCCCTTTTGCTGGTATGGTTAGAATTGATTACCCAGAAAGATTGCTTGAGCAAGGCACAGATGAATGGAAAAAAGCTCGGCTAGGCCATGTGTCTGGTAGTTCAATTGCTGATGTAATGGCAAAAGGCCGAGGTGTTACTCGCAAAAATTATTTAATA